TGAATTAAGAAAGCCGCATAAGGGTTATTTGGAGAATATGGAACTTGCATACCAACATTCATTCTTACAGGCTCTTGTTGCATCTGTGGTGATATCTGTGGCTGTTGAGGTTGCTCTAATAGACTACCAATACCACTACTCATTTGTGCAGGTTGTGATGGAGTCATAGCCATTTCTTCTGCCATGCTTGGTCTTGGTGGTGTTTTATTATCAGCAGCTTGTCTACCTTCATAGTCTTTACGCATTTTTTCTCTACGCTGTATTTCAGTCATAACTAAATACTGTGGAAACATACCACTTGGATTTTGCATTTCTCTTTTTAAAGAATCATCTGGTGCTGATTTTAATTTATCTTGTTGCTCTATTATATTCATGTATTAACCTGTTAATATTTAACCTTGTCCTAATGCTCTATATAAACCTAGTCCGCCTAAACCTAATCCTAGTAACTGTTGAGTAGTACCAGCTTGAGGTTGATATGAAGAAACTTGAGTACCCGGAGTTACAGGTAGCCCTTGTAGTATCTGACTTTGGAAACCAAGTTGTTGTCTCGGATAAGCTAACTGATTTAAGTAATCTTGATAACCCATATCTAATGAAGCCTGTTGAAAGTTTCTGCCTATCTCTTGTGCTTCTTGTGCTGACTTTAATCTATCAAAAGCCATTTCTTGTTGCATAGGTGCTATGTTAGATAACTGTTGTGCAGCTTGTAATCTTTGTGCTTGAGTTTGTTGGTCAGCACCAAGACCTGCTAATCCTAATTGTCTTGCTCTTATTTGTGCATCTATATCAGCTTGTTGTGCTGCTAATCCTTGTTGTGCACCAAACTGTCTTGAAGCATCTGCTGCTCTTTGAGCTGCTAAAGATTGCTGTGAACCAAACTGTCTTGATGCATCAGCTAATTGTTGAGCAGTCATTCCTTGTTGCGAACCAAACTGTCTAGCTCTATCAGACATTTCTTGTGCAGTTAAACCAAACTGTGCTTCTTGTTGTCTTTGCCTATCTGCAAACTCATCACCTCTTAATCTAGCAGTTCTATCTCTTTCAAATTGTTCTTGTGCTTGTGTAAAAGCATCTCTTTGACTTTTAGCTTCTATATCTCCTAATTGTTGTGCAAGATTTCTTTCTCTTTCTGCTTGTAATATAGCTTCTCTATAGCCACCTAAACCACCACTCATAGTAGCTCGGTCTCCTATACCTTCTGCTTGTATTTCTGATTCCCTTCTAGCTTCTCTTTTTTCTATATCACCAACAAGACTTTGAAATGGATTCATATATCTTTGTGCTACATCAGCATCAAACTGTTGTGTTTGATAATCTTGTGCTTGATAGCCACTATCAAAATCTGTAGCTTCATATCCTCTATCAAAATTTGTTGGTTGATAATTAGCATCAAATCCAGTTGAAGTATATTGAGAAGTAACACGATTTGGGTCATATGCAGCTATAGAGCCACCTGCACCCGGTTGTCCAAAGCCTATATCTCTTGCTATATCACCAGCTTGATTAAGTTCTTGTGGACCTCTACTTAAACCTAAAGCTGTTTGTCTAGCTAAAGCTGTTTGTGCAGCATCACTTTGTTCAGCCAATCTTTGACCATCATATGTTCTATATGGTTGTAAAGACTCAGCTTCACTTCTTTTTAATAATCTAGTGAAATACGGCTCTGCGTAATCAGGTAAATTAGTTTGTGTTACTGTTGATGTTGTTTCTTGTGGAGCTGAACTCCCTCCGCCACCTTTACTCATTGTTAAACCTCTTTTCAAATACTGTGTATGCTTTGTCCCAACCAGATTTTCCTAACCATTTCCAGAAACCAAATCTGGCTGTACATTCCATTCCTTCACAATTGTTATCTTTTGCCCATGATTCTGATTTTTCTAAAAATAACCATGCCCAATCATGTAAATCTTTTCCACCTAAATATTGTACTGCTAATCTTTTTGTATTTGGATAGTGTACAAATTCTGTAGTAGCTACACCTACAACTGTATTATCTTCTGTAAATATAACCCATAACTCTTGTCTTTGTTGAATACAAGCTGTTTTAAGTGATTCTAAATTCCATCTACCATTCGACCTTTTAACTGCTTTTTTAAGATAAGGAGTAACATCTTTCCATAAAGTATGTACATAATTACCCGGTACTAATGTAATTATATAGTTTTGTTCAGGTTTATAGTTTACTTTATTAATATCTTCTTGATAATTTTCTTTTATTTCTACTACTTTTTGATTCATTTTGGTAAAAGTCCTCCAGCATTTGATAGTTGTGGTGCTTGTTTAGTTGTTCCTGTTCTTTCTTTTCTAACTCTATCTAGCATTCCATCAAGTTCTTCTGCTCCGGAATCTGATGAACCATCTCCTAAGCCTGATACTACATCAGCAGGTACTATGTATTCTCCCGGTGATACAGCTACAGGTCTTTGATTTCCTATCATTCCCATAACCTCATCATCCATTCCACTACCTTCACCTTCTATCATTCCTTGAGTTTGTGCATTTCCTTGTGGATTTAAAATCATTTCTCTTACTTGCATAAATATTTCATTGCCATATTTTTCAATAAACATATTTATTATTGCATCTTGATTAGGAGATTCACCCATAATAGCTTGTGCTAATTGTTGTATTTCTTCATTACTAGGAGTTAATCCACCCATTTGTAATTCAAATCCCATTTGTCTAACAGCATCTTTACCTTTTTCTGTTTGAGCTAAAGCTTCAAGTCCTTCATTAGGCAATTGTTTTCCTTCAGACATACGCATAGGCATTCTTTGTCTACTTATATTTAATTCTTCTGGTCTGTTTATAGATGCTAAACCTAAATCATTTCTTAAAGTTAATGGCATTGGAGGTACTATAGGCATAGACTCTTGCATTACTTGTGGTATAGGTGCAATTGATACTGGCGGCATATTGTTTTCTATAATAGAAAATCTGTCTTCAATATCTGTACCACCTACTCCACCTATTGATGGTGGTTTTATTCCTATAGGTGTTCTTAATTCATCTATATCATTTATAAAATTTTGATTAATACCACCTACTCCACCTATTGATGGTGGTTTTGGAGGCATAACAGGAGGCATCATTAATTCTTCTGGTCTAAAAAAATCTTCTGAACGCCTAATACCGGGACCAAAACCTCTATCTTCTAAAGGTATTTCGTCAAATCTTTTAACTAAACGACCTCTACCTGAGTCTTGAGTTGGTGGTTCTGATAACGATACAGGTACAGGAACAGGTACAGAATTTGGTATTGTTGTATTTGATATATTATTTAATATACTTTCTTCTTCTTTTTTAAGTTGTTTACCTACCTCTTCTGCCTTAATAAGGTCAACAGGTACGCCCTTGTATCTCATGTCTAATAATATAGGTATGAGCCCAGTTTCTAATTGATATATTTTTTCTACGTTCTCACTCTTTAATAGTTCTTT